CGAAGCGGTGAGCCGGAAGGCGAGGGACGCAAGAAACTCGTTTTGGCGTGCTGCGAGTGCGCCCGGTTGGCGTTGCCCCACGCCACATCCCCAACTGCGCTTGCGTGCATTGAGACGGTCGAGAAGTGGTGCAGGGGTGAAGCAACCATTGAGCGGGTCGTAGATGCTCGGATAGCCGCCTCCGTCTCCGCCGCCTCCGTCTCCGCCGCCTCCGTCTCCGCCGCCTCCGTCTCCGCCGCAGCCGTCGCTGCTGCTTACGCTGCTTACGCTGCTGCTGCCTACGTTGCTTACGTCGCCGCTGTCTACGCTGCCTTCGCCGCTGTCTACGCCGCCGCCGATGAACGCAAGAACACCCTCAAGCAATGCGCCGACATCGTGCGCAAGCACTATCCTAAAGCCCCATAACCTCGCGCCAAACCTACATTCTAGCAGCCCTAATCGGACTCCAGCCGATACGAAATTTACGATTAAACCACAGTCAACCATGAAAGAACCAACCACTACAATCCACCCAAACACACGCGGAACAGAAAAGCGCACCCGCTTATCAGGCGGGCCCTATGTGGATACCACCACCACCCTTGCGCAGTTTGCCGCATGGAAACGCACCGGCGTTAGCCAGGGCGCAATCATAGACCGCTTAGTAGCATTTGCCGTCGCGCAGAACTTTGACCCCGTGCGCAATCTGCACGTTCAAAAACAAAGCGACGCCACCCCGATTGCTCGCAAGTGACGCCGCCCCACGATTGGAGATTTCATCCCCAGCCGTGAACAAAACCCAAACCAGCCAATAAATCAATACATGAAACTTATCACTACCCTAGAGATCCTACGTAAACACGGCCCTTGCTCAGAAGGATGGAAGAAGCTGATTAAACACCTTGGCACAGACTTTCCCGCAACCGGCCACATCGAATTTTCAACAATTCTCGAAAGTAACGGGTTAGATAATGCTCTTTGGGGATTGCGTGCCGTCTTACCAGAACAGGAAAAGTATCGGGACAAAGCCGCTCGATTGTTTGCCGCTGATTGCGCGGAAGCAGTTCTTCCTCTTTTCGAGGCGCAACACCCTAACGACAAACGCCCACGCGAAGCAATCCAATCGGCTAGGGATTTTTCCAACGGTAAAATCACGGCCGCTGCTTGGGACGCTGCTTGGGCCGCTGCTTGGGACGCTGCTGGGGCCGCTCAAAAGAAACTATTCCTCCAACACTTCTGCTCATGATTACCCCAATGCTCATATTCAGCTTTGTCTGCCTGTGCCTATGCATCATGCTCACCGCCGTGCTTGCGGCAGACCTGCTCTGCAAAGTTGCGGCCCACTACTTTAAGAAGTGGGAAATCCGTTTCTTTGATTCTGAAGAGTTCGATTCAACATCCCCATACAATTAACCATTTCGTCAGTAACATTAACAATAAACCATCATAACCATGCCAGTAGCATCAGCCAAAGGAGGCTCAGACTTCCAACCAGTTCCAGCCGGTATTCACCATGCCGTTTGTTATGCAGTCATCGACCTGGGCACCCAGCCAAGCACCAATCCCGCCTTCAAAGCGGCCCGCAAAGTGCTTCTCATTTTTGAACTGCCCGAGGAACGAGGCGACTTCGAGAAGGACGGCAAGACCGAAAACAAGCCCCGCGTCATCAGCAAGGAATACACCCTGTCCATTGGCACCAAGGCCAATCTGCGAAGGGACCTTGAATCATGGAGAGGCAGACCCTTCACCAAAGAGGAAGCAGCAGGCTTTGAAGTTGGAGTGTTAGTTGGAGTAAATTGCCAACTGAACATCACCCACAAGGAAGCATCCAATGGCAATACGTATGCCAACATCACGGCAATTGTCCCGCTTGGCAAAACGACTCCAAAGCTGAAACCGGAGAACCCAACCGTGAAGTGGGACATGCCCAATTCAGGACTCATCACCATTCCAACCAATGTTCCAGAATGGATTCAAAAGAAGATCGAGAACAGCGAGGAATACCAAGAGCAACTACATCCCCAAGCACGTCCGGCAAGCCAGATCCGCAACGATGAATCCATGCAGGCATTTCCCACCGACACCAGCGAAGACGTTGATGAAGACGTGCCGTTTTAGGAACCTAGATTAAGCCCAACCCACAACCCAACCAGCCCAACCATGATAATCCTCGACATAGAAACCCGCCCACGTCCTGACCTAGTTGAACGCTTCATTAAGCCCCAGGGTCAATTTGATCCTGACTCCGTGAAGTTTGGTAACACCAAAGACCCCGAGAAACGCAAAGCCCTGTTGCTTCAAAAAGAGCAGGACTTTGCCGACGAACAATCAACCTACATGTTGAAGGCAAAGAGCCGTGCCGCCCTCAATCCACTCACAGCAGAAATTATTGTGATAGGTCTGCATGGAGATATTACGGAATTTCTCTCAGGCAGCGAATCCAACATCCTGCAATCGTTTTGGGCGACATTTATGAACCCATCGTTTGCCACTAGCCGCTTTTGCTTTTGGTCCGGTTCTTCCGGCAGTGAAAGCTTTGATCCTGATATGATCATCCGCCGTAGCTGGATACTAAATGTGCCAGTGCCAGCAATGGCATTTAATGGCCGCTACTTAGGATCACGCTGGGAAGATGCTGCGCAGCGTTACCTTTTCGGTAAGCACATGGAGTATTGCGGACTAAGCCGGGCCGCAGATGAGCTTGGCCTATTCGTGGAGAACCCTGCAATATTTCCCAAGGACAAGGAGAACGACCGAGTGACCGGAGAAAACTTCCACCTTTGGTTTGATGGAAAGATGCAAGACGTTCCCGAGACGCCCACAGAGCAAAGCTTACTTGCGATGAAGTATCTCAGAAACGATTTGCTGATTCTTGATGCCATTACTTCCCGCATTTACTAAGCCCCAAGGTTTACAACAACAACCAACAGACAACCCATGAAGCTACTAAGAATAATCCGCGACGAATCATTCGTTAGATTCATCCGTGAAGTGACCATTACCAAAGGCACTGAAAAGCAGGACATAACGGCCCACGAAGCCCCATTACCGTCCTTTGACAAAGCAATGCAGGCACTGAAGGAAGTTGTCGTTAATATCTTGGATATTGGTAATGAATACAAACATAGCATGACCATCACCGCCATGACCATCAGCCACACCAAGCACGGCACCCGCAGCGTCAGCATTAACTTTCTCAAAACCCTTACCGCCACTGAAGCCAATCACCGCTTGAACACCCCAATGTTCCAGATTGATGACAGTTCGGAAGGCGAAGAAGGCCGGAAGCAGTGCGCCAAGAAACACGGTGAACTTGTGGCAAAGTTCATTGAAGAAGCCGAAGCATATGCATCAGGCGAACGCGCCCAACAGATGCTTCCGCTTGATGACGGCAAGAGCCAGAAAGCAGAGCCCCAAGAAGGCGATGCACTGGACTTTTCAGAAGCCAAGAGCGACTAGCACCGGCACCCCACCCGCGAGCCTTGGCGCGTGATACCAAGGCATCTATCTCACTCAACCCACCCCACAATGATCATGCAAAGCCAGCAGACATTTGCGCACAAACTCTCAATTGTGCTTCAAAACGCAAAGCGAGCATCTGGCCCAGCTTGGAACAAAGAACGATGGCTGGCCGCGGTTAATGAATTTGTGAACCTAGAAAGACCGTTAGTGGCACGCACAAAGCGGAAGACTCCATTGATCCGCATGTCCGAGGAAGAACTCATTGCCGAGTTTTCTTCTGATGAAACCTATGCCGGTATTGACGTGCCACGCGAGGCCGGCAAGTGCCGCGCTTGGTGCAAGACCAACAACAAGCGATTTACGGCAAGACGTTTCCTGAACTGGTTGAACAAAGCCGACCGCACCCTTGCCCATTACGGAGCCGATTCAGCCACGAGAAAGGCCGCAATCACCGAACGCACCAATACCCCGCCCGCCAACTGGCAAGCCTTCATGCGGACCAAGCAGGCTGCTTGGAAGGCGGAAGATGGAAATGAGCACTACGATCCCCCAGGATTCACCGCTTTGCAAAACGATGACTTTTTTTCGATGCCTCAATCATGGCGCGAGGAATGTTGGAAGAACGAAGGGCAATTAACATGACCAACCTTCACCCCAATTCACTTGCAGCTTTCCGATCCGAAACGCTGCGATTCAACCAAAGGGAACAGCACATACTTGATGCCTTTAAAAACCTTGGCATATGCACAGACAGAGCCATTGCCGCCGCCCTTGGCTTCAACGAAATGAACGCAGTCCGCCCCCGCATCACGGAACTTATCAACAGTGGTATATTGGAAGAATCAGGCACCACCATTTGCCCTGTTACCAAGAAACGTGTGCGCCTTTGCCGGATTGTTCCACGCACCGTTCAAACTGAACTCAAACTTGCCTGACATGGGTAAGCTGAAAAAGACCATCAAGGTTACAGAAATTGAAGGCGAACCCATGCGTTACCGGGTTGAGTCATGGGAAAAGCCGGAATATCCATACACCGTTGATTTGTCAGAAGCCAAAGGCCATGGATCATGCATTTGCAAAGACTATTGCACCACCGTTGCCCGCAACCGAAAAGAACACCCTGGGCAATGGCACTTCTACGGCAATGCAGATTCAATCAACCCCAAGAGAACCCAATGTAAGCACATTGCCGCCGCTCAGCGTAAGTTTTTGATGACCACCCTGCCAAGCATAGCCGCAGAACTTAATCCCGACAAACCATGAACACCGTCAGATCTTGGCCCCGGCTTACCGAAACGCTACCTCACGCGGCCAACCCCCAGCTTTGCGGTAACTGTGGCATACATGATAACACCAAGCTTGTTCACATTTGGATCGAACACGACCTAAACGATAAACCTGAACGCAAGTTTATCGCCCTTTGTGAAAAATGCTCGGACAAGATCATTGAATCACATCCACGACTTTACGCACAAGTCGGACCAAATACCCCGATACCAGGTGTAATGCTTATCTGCATTGATTGCAAATTCCGGGATGGACTGGACTGCAAATCCCCTGAAGCAAAGTTCAATGGAGGCAAAGGCTTCAGCGTAAAAGCCGCCAAACCCATCACCTACCACATTGACGGCACCCACAAAGGCAAACGATGGAGCAGGTGGGGAAACCATTACTCAATCGCCCCTAAAAGTTGCACCGGAAAGCAACCACTATGAAACGCACCCGAATAAACCCCATCAGCACCAAAAGAAAGCATGGACTAGCCATCTATGCCGCCAAGCGCAAAGAAGCCCTTGCAGCCCATCCAACGTGCCAGAAATGCCACAATGCGCCCAGCACCGACATACACCACACCGCAGGCCGTTCCGGCACTAACTTTTTGGACGCTGCCACATGGCTTTGCATTTGCCGCCCTTGCCATACGTGGATCCACAACCACCCACGCCAAGCCCGCGAACAAGGTTTGCTGAAATAATCCCATGAACTACCCAACCCACACCAAAGTTCTCGCCCTTGACCTCGGCACCACCACCGGCTTTGCCCTGCTAGCCAGTGGCATTGTCTATTCAGGCTCAGAAGACTTCACCCGCTACAAAGGTTGCAAATCCAAAGCAGCAGACCACATCGGACAAACCATCTTGGACTTTCACAAATGGCTCAGAGAGGAAATCCAGAACAACCGACCCGATTGCCTTGCCTACGAATCTGTTTACCGCTGGAGCAGTTCAGACGCAGCCAAGACCTACGGTGCATTGCGTGGCATCTTGCTTCTCAATGCCGCCGCCTATCGCTTGCCCGTATTTGGCTACTCACCGACCCACATCAAAAAGTATTGGACCGGCAAAGGTAATGCCGACAAATCCGCCATGGTCAAAGTAACCAAAACACGCTTTCCCGACCTGACCACATCAGATGACAACGAGTGCGATGCTATTGCCCTCTTGCATCTTCACCTAAACCAAACCCTAGCACCAAAATGAGCACCCGCCACGACAGAAACTTTTTCAGCTTTGACTCAGTTGAACAGCTTGATGCTTCCAACATGAACTTCACCCCAGGCCCACCGTCATTCTATCTTGGCACTTGGCAAGACACCGTGAAATTCTACAAGCGGGTAAACCGTCTCTTTACCGATTTCAATATCAGCCGTGGCGGGACAGAAGATGCCGTGGACATGACCGGCAGCAGTGACAATACCCTGAAACGCTTCACCATCCAACAGGCCGGAGATCAATACGTTTTGACCCTCAAAGGCGGTAGCTACAACAACCGCTTCATTGATTGGAACATTGGCGTGCCCCCTGAAACCGTGGACATAGAAATTGGCAATTGGAGCAGCAGCAGCCAAGAGCCATCACCAGGCAACTTCTTCCAGAACTGGCAGCATCAGGACGGCCAGCCAATTACCTATTGCTACCGTTTCTTTGGCTGCAAACCCACCTTCAGAGACATAAAGGTTAAGCACCTTTGGTGGAGGAGCATCGGTCTGACCGTTTACTGGTGGGCCAAATACCTTTGGCACGTCGTATTGCGCCAACCCGACAATTGACTCAATCAGGGTCTGTTCGGCAAAGCCTCTCGTATCTTGTCCTGACGATCTTGGAGCCGGTTCATCATGGATTGCTGATTTTCAAACAGCACCACCATGCGCGTATCAATCGCGTCTTTTTGTTCCCGCCATTTGCTCCATTCCAAAAGGGTTTGTTCCCGGCTCTTCACAGTTTGATTCACCGCTTGTTGTATTGCCGCCACCGCCGTTGATGTATTGTTCACCCACAGTGCGACCGCGATAATTGCCCCCACAATTACCGACAAAATACCCGTCATAACTTTCAGCAAGTTAAGGAATGCCGTGAGCCTAGTTACGGTCACATGCAGTTGTTCAATCTGTTGATCAGTCATAAGACCCGCCTTTGCTTCGGATTCTATGGGATTTTCATCCATGGCAGGCAACCCCTGCGCATACTGGAATTTCAGTATGGATACAGGTTTTCATGACACCTTTGAAGTAATTAGTCGTATCATAGATTGCTCTTTTGGCGTCAAATTTACGTCCAAATGAGTTTCCATCAACCGGGCGAGTTCAGGATTCTCTTTTCTTGCCGAAACCAGCGACCGGCCAAGCGCAGTCGGCATTCCGCCAAGGCTTAAGCGCACATAGAAGAATGCAGCCACCCCAAGCACCGCAATCGTGCCAATGCTGATACGCCAGAACCACGACCACCAGCGTTCATTGCGCAGATCGTTAGCCAGCTTGTTTTCACGCTCAAAAGCCTTTGCCAAATCCTGATCGTTCTTGGCTTTGGCCGCAGCCAGTTCGCCCAGCGTCTCCGATACCTTGGACGACAGATTGTTATTGGACTCTCTCAACCGTGCCCCTTCCGTCCTTTCTGATTCAATGTCAGACAACAAAAGCCGCACCTGTTCCCTCACCAGTGCCAATTCATCCACCGTCATTGGTCCGGCCAATTGATCCAGCAGACCCGACGCTTGATCATTGCTTGCTTGGGCAACCTGAACAGAGCGACTTACCGGAGCCGCATTTAATGCCTGTTCTGTCTCTTTTACGGCTCTTTGCGCCTGCTTGAGTGCCTTGCCCCTAGCCTCATCGGTTTTGGCTTCTATTCGCCCCGCCTTGCGGCCTGCCACTCCACTGAACCACGTAGCAGGATTATACCAAGTCACCCCATCTACATTGCCGGACTGACTAACGCAACCGGGCAGCATCAGATACACCAAGAGAACTATTGCTACCCGTTTCATACTCACAACCCAAACTGTTCAGCAAAGGCGATCAAATGTCTGTCAGGCTTGGCCCAGCGCACTGAAGCAACCGCATCTTGCGCAACCTTGTAATCGGCATCCTCAAGTTTGATCACCGCCCCAGGCTCATCCGCCTTTGCCACCGCATCAGCCACCCGGTTGCGGGCACGGATCAAAGAAAAGTCTAATCCTTTCTCACCGGGATTGTTCAATGCCACCATTAGCAAAGACGCAGTTGTAACAGTATCAGTAAGTGACTTGTTTGGTATTTCTTTCATTTGGGTATTTGGGTTGACTTACGCAGCTTCCAACGCAGCCACACGACTACGCAGAGATTTAATTTCAGCAGTCAGCACCGGCACCAGCTTGGAATAATCCACGCCCCATGCATGTTCCACTTCTTTACCGGCATCGCCCACCACCACCGCTTCAGGATACACCTCATACAATTCCTGTGCGATGAAACCATGCGCATCCTTGCCGCCCCATTTCCAATCATGCAGCACAGGCTTAATTGCATCAATCAATGCACCGCTATCCGTAATCTCACGCACGTTCTCCTTCAGCCGGCCATCGGAAGTAGTGTTGTATGCAACCGTAGTTGAGTTGGTTTGGGTGATCGTGCCTTGCACCGTGCCACCATTGTTACAGAAGCTTACCAGCGTGCCTGTTGCCGTCGCATTGCTGTTCATTATCGCAAGACCAGTCTGACTGGTTTGGTCAAACGTGCAGCCCAAACGTGCCGTAGTTGCACCCGCAGGCAAGGTAAGCAGAGCAGAAGTGAATATGCTCCCACCGGCATTGAACCAAGCATCATCACCATTTGTCCAAATGGCATACCGATTCGTTCCGGCAGACACCAAATCATCTATGTAAAGCCCATACACAGTTGTTACCGTGCCACCCGAAATACTTGGTTTAACACCATGAAACATTTTCAACCCCGTAACCGTTCCTGACGCCACAATAGTTTCATTGTGAAACCCGCTGATTTCACCAAGAGTAGCCGACCCCGAAAACGCCCCGCGAAACTGGAATCCCCTGAAATGGTTCAAATTGACCGAGCCGCCTACATTTGGAATTGCGTCATACGAAGCATAGGCATCAGCCGCAACCGTAGGCGTGAATTGTGTTCCATCACGAAACGCATTGGGATGCAGATCATACGCAGCCGTAAGACCACCACCGACCACCACACATGCTTGCGCAGTCGTTGTAGGCGTGGAACGAGTGATAGCCAAATCATTTTCTGTTCCCACCACTTGCCCAATTCCGATGCCAGCAAAGCGCACATCGCTGGTAGTGGCGATGGATTGCGGCAGAGTCAGAATAATTGCCCCCGTTGTTGGCGTGCCCCCAGCACCATTGACCAACACTTGATTAGCCGTGCCCTGGACCGTAATCGCAGATAGCTCCGTTCCTGTGACAACATAAAAAGTAAGCTCACCGTTTGAATCAAAGCCAACCACGTTGCTTGACCGATTTGCCACCGTCATTGCCGCCACAACCGCGTTGCTGTTGGGCACCCGCAAACACCGATCAGTCACCAAATCCAACCGCTGAACCTGCATTGCCAGCCGATCTAGCGCAGCCTCATAACCGGCAGATGCAAACTGACCATTGAATGAACCGCTTGTTTCTTGAGTCAGTGGCGTTGCCCGATAGACCGAAATAACATCAGTGGCCGTGCCGCCGATCATGGTAATGCTCTGACCCACAACACTGACCGTGTAATGCGTGTTCAGCACCAGTAGTGTATCCACCCCATCAGTGTCAGTTGCCACCACCTCTATGTCTTCAGCCGCCAGGATATAGAAGGAAAATGCCAGCGTCTGATTGGTAGTAGTCAGAGTAAAAGCCGCTTTGTTTGTTTCAGATGAGATCATTGGTAAGCCCCCGTTATATGGTTTGAATCACAGATTGATTATTTGCGCAACTTTGGAACAAAGCCCACCCGGGCCTTGGCGTAGTCGTTCGCATACGTTGATAGATTAGTCATAAACTTCTTGGCATCTTCATCCGTGTGCCCTTCCAGTTCCTTCAGATATGCCATGTTGTTTTCCAGCAGAGTGTCCTTGATATACTCCCCCCTGAACTTCACAAAGTCATAGAACTGTTCCGGATCCATCTGCCCTTTGTAATAATAGGTGTTTGACGGTGTGGCATTCTTTGCCGCAAACGCCCAGTAGATGCGTGCTTCAGGCGTGCCCGCAGCTTCCGCCCTAGTCAGCCAATCGAAAGGCCGGTTTGTAATCACATCACCCAAAATATCAATGGCCGGTTTGTTCACCCGTTGCACCACCGGCATGTTTCCGTAAAGACTCGCCACAATTGATGCCCGGTCCCGCTTTACCGGATCAAAGTCAGAATCCAGATTGCGAATCAGATTGGTGAACGGCACCGCATTGGCCGGATTGAATGTGCGACCTAGAAAACGGTAAAGCGCACGTTCCGTGCTTTCCGTGCCGCTACTCCACAGCTTCAAAAAATCAGCCGCATTGGACAGGAACGATGCATCCAACAGCACATGACCGGCCCCGAGCATTGCCGCCGCAAACCGTGCATTGCGTTCTTCATCATCGAACCGCTTGTAACGAACCGCATCATGGTAATGGCCCAGCACCGCAAGCCCAATGGCAAATGGCGAATACTGAAAGGTTATGTATCTGCGTGAACCATCCTTCATCCGTATTTCAATGGAGTATGGCTGAAACTTGGGACCATGAAGGGCATTGTTCTTTTCCCGATTTCCGGCCCCACCGCCATGAACCTGAAACAATGCATCAGGATCATCAGGATTGGACAGAGCCCCGATAATACCCAGCACCGCAAGACCAAGCACGCCACGCGCCCGTTCCATGTGCAGTTCATCCACCGTCTTTGCTTCACCCCGCAACCCTGACTTGGCACTTCCGACTAGCTTGCTTTTGACTAATCCCCTGCCACCCAAAAAACCCAACCCAGAATAGTCAATCCCGCGGTTCAGCACGTTTGCCCCGACCCGGATGAATGGAATCACCAGCTTGGGTGAAGTTGCCAGTGCCTTCAGAATCAGATCCGTCTTGCTGTCAATCTTCATGCCCCCGGCAGCACCCATGTAATCTATCAGCGAATTGGCGATGATGCCAACAATGCCGTCCGGCTTGTAATTGAACATTGCACGAGCCGCAAAGTCAGACGCCCGCTCAATCAACAAAGCATCACGCTCATTGATCCGCAGTTCAGCCACCCGCCGTGCCACCCAGCTTTGTTTCTCATTTTCCTGCTGAAGTTCAGGTGTGAGTTTGTCCCACTCCCCAGCCGCCCGCAGACCAAAATCAGCCAATTGATCGTTTGTGTTATTCAGCAACCGCTCAATCTCGGCCATGCGTTCTTCACCCTTCAACCCCTTCACATCGGCCATTTCCCATGCCACCATCCGTGCCTTGATTTCCTGTGCCGTTGCAAATCCAAACAAGTCTTCCGCAGTCAAAGCACGTTTCACCACCTTCAACCAGTTGAACGGGTTCTTGTTGCCCCCGGCAAAAGGCGAGTGCTCCAAGGCATCATTCCCACGGAACTTGTTTTTCCCGCTGCGCAAAATAGACGTGTCGCCAGTGCGCAATTGCTCAATGAACTCTTTGGCGCCCAGGCGCAGCCCACCCCCGCCCCCTTCAAAGATTGCCCGAAGCTTGCCGATAGTCTCCACCGGATTTACTGACAAAGCAGACACCGGCAATTCAGTGGTAAGACTCCATGCATTCGCATAGGTATTGCGGATATGGGTATTATACCCGCTCAGAATGTTTGAATACCAAACCGACCATGCCTTATCAATGGCATCCACCTTGCCCATCGCATTGTTTACAAAGTCAGTCAGTGTAATGATTGCATCGGTTCTTTCCGCAGAGTCTTCAGGCGTGCTCGCAATGTTCTTGGCCAGTTCGCCCAAGCGCACTTTTTGCGCATCGCTCAGACCGGGAATATTGAACTTCTCCTTGAACACTTCATCAATCACTTCAGGCGTGACGCTCAGACCGTGCTTTTTAAACAGGTTCTTGACCGCATCACGCACGCTTTCAGGCGTTTCAAGATTACGAACCTTCAGCCGCTTGGTGACTTCTTCAGTTGCTTTCTCTGCCAAATCCTCGGACATGCCCGTTTCAGACGCTTTGACGGCATCAGGAGCGACTTTCTCCCCCTTGGCCTTGGCATCACCCTTCTTGGCAGTCTTGGCCGTTTTCTTGGCCTTGGCGTTCAACCGTTGATTGATCAGCTTTTGACCCGCAATCAGCAACTCAGGCAGGTGTTCTTCAACCCTCTTCCCATACTTTTCCCGCAAGACTTCAGTGGTTTGCTTCGCCCCGCTTTCCTGAAGCATCTTGGCAACCACCGTGATTAGCCCAGACTCACGCACCCCAGCCGACAGCGAGAACGTCACATTAGGCAAGTCCTCGACCCGTGCCACTGCCTGCTTGGACAGCTTCACCGTGCCATTCAGTTCATCCAACCAGCTTTGCAAGAGCTTCAGTGCCTCTTTGCGCACATCATTCACCGTCTGCTTGGCCGCATCAATTGCAGGCTGTTTCTCGCGGTAGGACCGTTTCACCCGGTTGGCTTGCCGTGCAAAGAACGCTTGAGCCTTTGCCGGCGTATCCAACACATTGCCCAGCAGCTTGAACGCATTGACCGCACGACCCAATTCCGTGCCAAGTTCAGCCGAGCGTTCCGCCGCTTCAAAGGCTGCATCCATTTCGCCCGTTGCATTGTAATGCTCAATCAGCGCAGCGTTCAAGGCCACTTGCACCGACCGTGGCACCAATGGCGTTTCGCTTTGTGCAATGCGTGCCACGTCAGCCACCCCGTTTTCTTGGATCACCTTCAGGGCTTCGCTCACAGTCTCAGGCAATGACACCACCCGATACATCATGGCCTTCATGCGTTCCTGAAGCCGTGGATCAAAGGCATTGCCCTTGTGTTCGCCCGTTGAAATACGCTGCGATACCCGCCGTTCCCGCATTACCTGCTCAATCTCTCGCGTCTTTCGCTCTGAGGCCAAGGCGTGTGTTATGTTAGGATCAGTGGCATCAAACGTCCCTCGGTTGCCTATGCTTTTTATCTGCTCAGGCAAAAACGCGACATAGATCGTTTGTTTCACCCCATGGACGCCAACCCCAAGATTGCTAAATCCGTTTGCCATTATGCCGTCAAACTTAGTGACCTCCACAACGGCCCGATTGACAATTTCTGCTTGAACTCCAGATCCCACAATTCCGCTTATTTGATCAAGTGCTGTCGCATCCCCTGCGATCAATTCCACCGCATTTGCAATAACACTCGCCAGTCCATCTGTGCGGGCATCACCAAAGTTCGCAAGGAAACCATCTTCAATGTCCTCACCTTGCTTATTTGCTTCCATTTCTGCTATCCGCGTAATGAGCTTTTTAAGCACGCCTTTTTTAAAGGACGGATGATCGTAACGCATAGGGTTTTGAATACTAAGATAGGCAGAAATCACCATTCCGTCAGTGCCATAACCAGCAGCCACCTGCTTGCTATCAGTGAAATAAAACCCCGCCCCTTCGTTGCGCCCTTGGATGCGGCCATAATCAAATGCAAATCCCTCTTCCATCTGCGCTTTTGTCCCATGATACACCACCAGTGGCTTGCCCTCAGCGTCAACCACCTTGCTATCTCCAAACCACGCCTTGAAAGCAGGCGTCTCTATCTGACCCAAGCTGAAGGTAGCCCCATCCCCTTGACGCTGACCATACACCTTCTCACCCCGCATAAATACCCGTTCAGCCAGATCCAGCACTTCATTCGGCCCCACCACCCAGCCAAATCCATAATCTTCACGCAGAAGTTCAGCCACCTGATCCAGTGACTTGTTCCCTTTGAACAGTGCCTGTCTTTGCACAAAGTTCAGCGAGTCCCAGAGCGTATTCAGTTCACCGTTTGCCACGCTTGGCTTGGGCAGACCTATTTCCATCAGCGCAGCACGCCCCTCATACTGACTCGCATCAGCCTGACTTGCCGCCGCCTTCGCTTCCGCCCGGGCCCGACCCGCCAGCCAATTCTCATCCAGCCCCACCGCCCGCGCCAAGTGATCCTTGAAGCCTTTGTCCAGCTTCCCAGCCGCATCCAGTTCAGCATACCGCGCAGCAATACCCATGACCTCACCCAAGTATTGCTTCAGCTTCAGCAGAAAAGCCCGAAAGCTTGACGGTATGGCTGCATTGTCAGCATTGCCCACAATGTAGCCCTGGGCCCATTTGCTGAACCATTCCGTCAGTGCCCTTGAACTCTTGTCAGCTTGCGGCCCGTCAATCTGCTCACGCCATGCATCAATCTCGCTCAAATCCAGCGTGCCATCCTGCAACCGCCGCTTCAGATACCCTTCCGCCTTTTCTTCCACCAATGTCAGTGGATTCGCCCCGTAGTAAATACGGCTCACGTCTTCAAAGATTCTTTCCTTGGCATTGAACTGAGCCACGTTCTCACCCAACACCTTCGTGTCTTCAGCCGTTGCCCCCGCTTCCATTTGCCCAAACTGAACCGCAAGCCGGATTGAGTGCGCAGCTTCTTCCGCCGTCAGTTCACCAGCACTCACTTTATCGGCCAGCGGCTTGCTTTGCTCCATGACCTCAATCGTGGACCCCGTTTCCGCCCGCGCATTGAAGTAGTCAACCAAATCATTAATTGCCGTTTCCGTATTCAGGTTTGCGGCCTCATCCACCAGCTTCACCAGTTCCCTTGCCGCTTCCGGCGTGCTGGCAATGTCCACCGTGTTGCCTTCTTCATCCTTTACTTCCCAAGAGCCGTCTTCCAGCAGCACCGCAGTCGCACCCATCGGATTTGCCGCCTCTTCATAACTCGCCTGCATATCCGCATCCAGTTCAGCCATTGCCGCCGCATCGGCTTCTAGGTTCGCTTGGTCCATTGCCCCCACTTCACCAGCCGCCGCAGCCGTATCCACCTCAATCGCCGCCTTTGGCCGCTTCGCCGCATCCGTCCAACCGTCCTTCACCAGTTGTTCAGCCCCCGCCAAATCACCTGTTGATGCCCGATCCACAATCTCAGCAGCAGCCGCATCAGTAAAGCCACTTGCGCGAATCACCTTCACGTTCTGCAAATACTGAAGCCCATAACTTGCATCCTTGAATGAAGACGTGCCGGTTCCCACCAGCACCATCGGCAGCATCGCAAAGAATGTATCCACCCGGCCTTGCCTGTATTGGGCAAGTTCCTTTGTCCAATTTACATCAGGATACGCATCGCTGAACCAGCTTGCCACTTCTTGCACCATTGGTGGCGTAATGTCCTGAAGTGCTTCTTCCGCGTTTTGCTGCACGGTTTCAATCCCGGCCACCGCCAGAAACTTCTTTGCCAGCCCAAGCTTGGTAGTAACCGCCTTGGTAAGCCACTTCTCAGCCCCAGGCAGCTTGCCCAGCAACATTGACCCCTGAAGCCGCTCAATCGCCGCTTGCGGTATTGCCGACACCATTGCCAACGCTTCCGCTTCTTTGGCAGGTATCCCGGCATCCACAAACTTGCGCCTGCTATCCTCGGCAATCGCCACCAGCACCATTGGCAACCCAATCAGCGTGCTTGCCGTCAGCATGTATGGCACTGAATCAATCGCATCATAGAGCCCATTAACCAGCCGATTCTTGCTTTTCACCGGATCAATCGCATCCACCAAGCCTTCGGTAATCTTTGCCTTCAAATCCTCATAACGCTTGGCTCGCGCAACATCGGCCAAATCCGCCCCACCGGAGCGTTCCACGTTCGATAACACTACTTGCCCGACATATCGCCCTATTGAAGCAGGAAACGCCCCTATCGTGCGTTCCAGTTGCACCGCAGTCTTTTCAATCAGCCCCGCTTCCCCTTCTTCACCCCTTGGCTTGGCCGAATGATCCACCGCACCAGCAATGGCCAGTGACAATGCCTGTTCCTGTTCCGCAGGTTCCAGCCGGTCCAGTTCATGCAAAAAAGCATCAAACGCATCCCCGGCATCTTTGCCTTCCGCAGCCAGCTTGTAATATTCCTGCCCCACCGTGATTGCCGACCGAATAGGCGACGTGTTCAGAGCCGCCTCATCAAACACCTTCTTTGCCGCCAAACGATACTTGTCATTGTTCTCCTTGTTCCAAGCCGCATTGCCCTGAAGCGTCTTGCTAACCTTCCCCCAGCTTTCCAGAAAGTTGCCCCCCTTGGCCGCTTCCATCTGAACTTGGGCCAGCATATCCCCGACAACAGCACGCTCATCCGCCTCACCCTTCAGCTTGCCAGCAATCATGCCATAAAGCTTCGTGTCCGGTATTTCCTCCGCATCCACGCCAAAAACCTGTTTCGCATAACTCTTCTTCACCGCTTCCCAATTGCCATCAATATACTTTGCAGACTCTGGCCAATTGTCCGCCACAAATGCTTGATTGATTGCTTTGGCCTTCACCGCTTCAGGATCCGCCGAACGCTTCAGCAATTCATTGAATTGAACCCGTTCCGCGTCAGGCAGCGTTTGGTCAACCTTGTCCAGCCCAGCCCCAAATATCAGTTCATGCCGTTGCCGGGTATCACGCTTCTCCCCAGGCGTAGCCCCAAAAGCAGGCAGACCAGCCGCTTTGCGCTGGTCCCGGTAATCAGACAGCATTTGAAGCATGTCTGTTCTTTTGGCTGCATCTTTCTCCGTTTCTACCGCATCAATTAGCAGCCGTGCATCATCTTGTTCCAGATTGATCATTTCTTGTTGGTATTGGATTCAATGCGATCCTTGCGATATTGCTCAATCAGAACATCCAAGCGGGCACTTGTTTCCGCATCCCCCATTGTCACAGGTCGCTTTGGCATGAACAGCTTTGATACGTCTTGCGTGACGTGCTTTTCATTCAACCCCTGAACAAACTTCACCACGTCAGCTTGATTGGCCTTGGGATTGTCCTTCAGATAACCCGCAAGTGCATCCTGATTCTCCGCCTGAATCTGCACCGCTTTAGCATAAAGCTTCTTGTCCAAAGTCACCTTGCCGGCCATTTCCTTATTTTCAAACTCCCCATAGATGCCACGGTCAAAGGCGTCTTTGATTGCAGCCTTGCCGGCGTTTGCCGCAGGCGTATTGATAGCCCCGGCCTTGTCCTTGCGCTCATTAAGCTTCTCTATCGCCCGAGCCTGCAAGGGAGGTGCCATGTTTGAAAACGTGATCTTTTCCAAAAGCTTGCCGTATTTCTCATCAGCATCAGCCGCATTGGGATCATAGTCACCAATCTCCGCAGACAGCTTTGGAAATGTCCCAGGAGGCGCATATCTCCCGATTGCCTGCCCGTTCAAATAGCTTTGCCCCTGTGTTGCCGTGATTTCCTGACGCTCCACCATCCCCTTGATTTCATCCTCGGTAGCGGGATTCTTTTCAATGTTCCGCTTCAGCAGCGCATTGTAATTGTCAGTGCGCATTTTACGCGCCCCCTCTTCAGCATGGTTGATCAGCGTCAGCCGGCTTTGCTCATCCAGATTCTTGAAATTCTTGTATTGCTTGCCGCCATCAGTCTTTTCCCGCAATTCAGCTTCCGCCGTAATTGGACTGTTTGTGACCATCGTAAGAGCCGCCTTGCGATCCGCTATCATCGGAGCCTCAGACGTGTATTTCGCCACATCCTTTGGACTGAACAACCCGACCTTTTCCCCATCCGCAATCAGTTGTTGCGCCCCTTCAACATTCCCTTCGTTCAGTGCCTGTTCATACGACAGCAGCACTTGCGCTGATGCACGCTGGATTTCCTTCGCAGTCACAGCCGACTTCAAAGCCAAACCCGTCTGCATCTTCCATGCATCTGACATTGCCTTCAGCCGTGGCCGAATCATCTCCGGCACATGCTTACCACTGATTTCCTTGTCTATCTCAGCCGCCTTCTTGGCCCAATTGCTCGCCCAGGTCGTTTCATCCCCATTGGTTGCCAACTCATCTTGGAACAGCAGCCAGCCCTCTTTCATCTTCCGGTCTGCATCCTGAACCGTGGCATAATTGACCGCTTCCCGCTTTTTAAGCTCAAAATCAGCCAATTGATTGCCAATGCCGGCCACCACAGCCCCCATCCGTTCACCGGCAGCAGCCACCCCAGAATAAATGTTGGGATTCGCCCTGACGTTTGTGGACTGTCCGCCTTCCGGCGTGTGGTTGTATAGTGGTATTTTAGGCATTAGCCGGTCTTTTTGAAGTTTGCATAACCCATCCCAACACTGCCCGCCCCTGATAGCACCGTCCCGACAGCGTTCAACGTTCCCGCTTGGCGTGCCGCCTTGCCGGACATGCGATCCAGCACCGCTTGCGTCTTGAGCCTTCCGGCTTCTGCATTTGCCGTTCTGCCCACATCCAGCGCAGCCATTTCAAGTTGTCCGGCCTGTTCAGCCATGACCATCAATGGCGAGCCCGTTTCGCCAACCACCCCGCCCTTGGCATAGAGCGTTCTCTGTGTTGCCAGTATCTTTTGCGACCGCGCACGCTGCGCATTGGCAAGCATCCGCCCATCCCGCTCACGGTTCGCAGCATCCTGCTCATTAACCTTCGCATTATATTCGTTGATTCGTTGCTGCGCTTTGCCCGACTGATAGGACGAATACGCACTGACTCCGGTCCCTACCGCAGTTATAGCTAGCGAAACAATAGCAAGTGCTCCCATTCCCATTGTTATACCTTTTTGAAATATTGTGTCATGCCTTGGTGATTTGGCGAAAACCCCTTGCGGGTCAAAAACTGCCCAAGCCCCTTGCTCTCTGTCATCGTGAACAAGATGCCGTAATTGAACTCTTCACATAATGCTTCCATGCCCCCAATCAGCACGCTCAGGGCTTCAGCCGCCTTGATTGGCCCCAACTCTGGATTTGAAGTCATCCAACTCATCCACGCCACCCCAACCGAGTTGTCCATGTATAGCCATGCCACCGCCCCAAGCTTCCCTTCATCCATTTCCACCACCAGTCCACACTTGGGCAATATCGCAGCAGGCACTTGCCCGCTTCCATGACCGGACCACCACGGAATAATCACTTCGTAATCTTCAGGTGTATAAAGGCGTGTTTTCATCATCCGAACAAATCGTATCTGACAGCAACACCAAGCACTGTAAATGGCAATGGCTCATCTTGGACTATCCACAGGTCCGCAGTCTTGTTTGAACCACCATTGAATGCCACCGTCTTGTCCCCACTGAACACCGCAGGCGAATCATCCATTTCATCCTCGGTAGTGCGAAAGCCCAACTCTTCCAGATTGTTCAAGGCCGGTCCAAACTTGCATCCAATCGTGTCCTTGAACCGAATCGACAGTTCACAAATGCGCCGAGTCTTGCCCTGACTTGGCCCGGTCTGATCAACCACATCCATCTTCATTGGCTGAATACGGGCTGAATACGGCAATCCTACGCAGTATTTCCCCAAGTTAGGCACATCAGCCGTATCCACGGTTATTTGCCCAAAATCGTCCACCACATAGTCACCAATCACCGCCCCGGCCACCACCAAGCATACCGTTTCAAGCTTCAGGTGATCCAGTCCGGAGATAACCCCGCTAAATGGATCAGTCAGAGTGCCCGTAATGTGAGAATCCAGATAAGTAGCATCCTCCTTCACGTCTGTTTCTACCGTGAAATACTCAATGCTTCGCACTTGCAGCCCCTTGATTGTGCGATTCACCACCACCCAGACTTCATCGTTTGTTTCCCCATAGATGCACGCTACACTTTCAATTGTGCCATCCGTCACATATCTCGCCCAGGCCGTAACATTCTGCTCCCGGTTATAGGTCAACACCGCCAATTCACCCGACCCGCAGGCAGCATACACCGTTGTATCTGCATTCTTGACGAGCCCCAACTGAACTACCCCGCCTGACGTGATATGTTCAGCCATGATAGTCAGATCAGGTGCCACATAGCCGTCCTTCAGCGCATCAAATGACATTTCCCGAATCTTCCGCGCCCCGCGTTGCAGGAACATGACCACATCATTCACAACAATTGGTTGATACAGTTCCGACCCGTAACCGGATTGCCCCCGCACCGAAATATTGGAAGGCGTCAAAGGTTCATCAGGATTGCCGGCTGAAACCGCAAATTCACCCCCTGTTGAACCCATCAGTATCTTTTGCAGTGCCTCTATCCAGTTCACCGGATTGCTTTCCGTGCTCGCAATATCAAATGCAACCGCCCCGTCATCGTCATCCGAATAGAGATAGTTCTCAAAATCACCCGTCACCGAACCCCAAAACCGGATTGGCTTTTCCGAGTTGCCAGCAAAATACAGTCTTTGCTCATACACCCCGAGACAACGCGGATAACCCCGATATGGCGACCATGCCCCTTCCGACCAAACCGCAGTTGCAGCCGTGCTTAGAAGGGTGTTTACCACCGTTACAGTGACCTGGGTTGCACTTGTGTAAGCAGTCACCTTTACCAAGCCGGTAACAAATGCCTCTTCACTTTCCAGCTTGGCCGTTGCCTTCACAAAATCGGTTGGCGCAGTTCCGACCCACACCGTAGCCCCGTAAGGATCACCAGTTGGCGTATATTGCAGCCGCAATTGCGCTTCCGTCAGTTGGCTTCCAGATGCCGATACATTCCGATCAGCAGATGACTTGAATTTGCGGATAGTCACCCAAGTTGAACCGGCATCCTCAGACCGTTGCACTTCCAGAACCCCATACCAGCGTTCCGTTGTCACTACACTCCAATTCCCCTTGATCGTCAGTGCTGAACTTTGCACCGCCCCGCCACCAGTGCCATTGATTGCCAGTTCCACCGCATCCGCTTCACGCAAATGCCGTATCTCGAAATACCCCCCCACCATGCTTGAATTGAAGTAGCTTGCTGATGCCGTCAGTGTCTTGCCTGTTCCGGTTGTTGCACTACACGCCAGCGTGATTGCGCTCACGTTCTCTTCCCGCATCGGCGGATAGGTCCACTCAATTTCCGCCAAGGTCCAGTTGTCATCCGCCACCCGACTCAGCTTGTAAGGCGGGTAAGAGGGATGAACCATATAAATGATGTCATTTATCTGCTTAAATTGCAGTGGAAACACATCGGTATAAATCCATGGCGTGGTAATCTCATAGGGTGATCCACCCGACAGCACTTGCGCCCCATTGCTGAAAAACCGCATGGTGTAATTGCCAAGTTCGATGACAAACTGTGTGCCTGTGCTGAAGTTGAAGGGAATCACCCTTGTGTTCTTTGAACTGTCCGAGACTTCAGCCACCCACTTTAACCCGCCTCTTATCTTGGCCCCACCATACGGCAAAGGCCGGACGTTCTCCATTGTCCGGCACGCGGAGTTATATTTCTCCAAATCGCTTCGCCCATCGAGATACGGCGTCCACTCACCGCCCGTGAAATTATTGATCCATTTAGCCATTGGTTGAACTTGTCCTTCCGCTAATCCAATTGCTTCCAGCCGCACGATCCGGCAAAGGTCGTATCTCTTCCCGCGCATCAGTAGAACGCGCCCGCATCAGTGCCTTTTCCGCCTTTTCCTCCTGCATGGCCATCAGTGTTCGGTTTTGCTGAATCGCCCATGCCAGTTTTGCCGAAAGTGCCAGATAAACCGCTTTTACCATCAATGGAGGCATGGCCCCCACGTCACCCGACACCGTAATGTCTTTGATGTAAACGATGCTGGCCGTTGTTTCATCGGTCTGGATTTGCCGCCCCCGCACCTCAAACAACTCCGTTTCCACATCCTCAGTTTCAAGGTCATTGAAACTCACAATCCGAATAAAATCTACTGGCAGAGTATAGGCATAACTCCACCCGAACGCGGGAGCCGTGGCGTCCTGGGCAAGCACCGCAGATGCACGCGCACACTTCCAGTTGCCCGAAGCAGACACCTCACGTATTGTCTGATAAATGTTCAGCTTCGCCTTGCGGGCCGGCGTTGTTGCATCATCCAGCGTGCTGATTGTTTGTTCGCCAATTTGATCTAGGGCGTAATTCGCAATATCTACAAGTGAAGCCATGATGTTTGTTTTGGGTATAAAAAAGCCGGTAGCAGTTACCCCTAACCACTACCGGCAGTAGTTCAATGAACCCTATTTAGGCCCAACCCGAGCCCAATTCTTTACTCATCCACGTAGGCAATGAGAAAGAGCAGCTTTGCCCCAGCGGTTAGGGTAGTAGCGGTTTTCACCGTGGCGAAAATCACTTCGTCCCCACTCGCAATGTCAGCCGGAATATACTGCGCAGCAACCGCAGTCACAGAAGCCGCTCCCGTAAACGACACGTCATGTGCCGTGGTAAGAGCAGCCCCATCACACAGAGCGTCGGCATTGCTGGCAAAGCCAATGTCGATAGTCAGTGCAGTTCCTGGGTCTTCACACACGATTCGTGACAGCGACGAAATTACCTTTGAACCGACTTTGAACCGGACCAAGTTGATAATGTCGTTGGCAATCTCGGTGCCAGCCAGAGCATACGGGATTACTGCATAACGCAGTTTCCCGGCAATGTTCTTGGCCAGCGGATAAGCCGCCGCAGGCGAAGCCCCAGCAGAGCCGACTTGGGCAGCATAATTATCTGAATTAAACGTAGGCATGATATTTTTCCTTTATTGATTGTTAGTATGACAGGAAACCTATCGCTTACGGACTCTCATCACAGAGAATTTCCTGCACGTAGCTTTCCTGCATCCGGGTCGCCCCAATGCACTGATTGTAATAAACCTGAACAGCGTTGTTCTTGTCATTACGAATCGAAATGTCCCCCTTGGATTCCTGCCCAACAGACTTCAGCAGGCCAATTTGCGCATAAGCAAAGCAAGTGCGCACATCGGTTGAAGTATTGAGCGAGAGAGCCGCAGAGTTGGCACTATCGGAACCAAGACGCACAAAGCTCAGGCCCGCGAAGTAATCCACATCCGCGTTCACCAGGGCCTTGACCGCAGCGTAATCCGAACTGGAGACCTGCGTTACATTGTTCAGCAGATCGTCAATCTGTTGCTGGGTGACAGCAATGAACAGGCGGGTGCCCTTCGGCATTTCCGACTTGGTAAGATTGCTCTTGGCCTTGATCAGTTTCGCCAAGGTCAAGCCGCTATTCGCAGCCGAGCCGGTCAAAACATAATCAACCGCAACCTTGGAAGTGCTTGGCAGCACAACCGAAGTGACCGCACCACTACCATCGGTATCAGCGTAAGCCGTGCCCGTTGCAGCCGTGATCACCTCTTCATCTTGCGCCCGATTCATCGCCATGGCAGCGGATTGAGCATAAGACGACTTCGGATCAATGAGCAGCTTCACTTCATCGAGCGAATCCACCAAGTCCGACCAGTCGTAATCCTGCAAATAGCAGGCCCGACGACGATGCAACGAATCCACCCGAGGCGTATCCGCGTGACGAGAAGTGCGTTTCACCGCTTTAGTTGCACCCAATTGCTCCCAAAACTTGGTTTTGCCCTTCTGACTCTCTTCCCGAACCTTGCCAGCAAAACGGCTCTCCATTTGCTGCGCCAGGTGTTCCACGTTGGCGGAATACTGTTCCACCATTGCGGCAGTAATTTGAACTGACATGATTAAATCCTTTGTTGAATTAATGGTTTTCCCAAGACCACCCGTAGGCTTTCCCACGTTCCCGATAAATCGGCGTTTCCAACGGATACACCATGCCACGGCACGCTAGGCGTGTTGTTCGAGACACTTATGTGCCTTCACCCATGGCTCACATACCATGCCCTGTAAAGCAAAAAGGCCATGGGTGATATACCCATGACCCTTGAAATGGCTAAAACCGGCCTAGAATCGCCTTATTTTGGCTCCGTAGGATTCAGCTTTGAATACAACGATGCCACATGCATTACCGCCCGTTCATGGTCCGGATGCTTGCCATTGTTGTAAGGATGCTTCGGATCACCCCGGATTGCCGAAATCTCAGCCCTTGGATCCTGACCAATGCCGGCACCTTGGCGCAGATTTGCTGACCCGTCTTCTTTCACCATCGCCCCAATCTTGGCCATTGCCCGAATGAAGATGGGATCATTTGCCAACGGATGATTCACCAACTCTTCACCCCCGGCAATCATGGCCCCTTTCTTGGCCGCTTGAACATTGGCTTCATACTCGGCACCCCATTCCTTTTTCAAGGCAGTCACAGCCTCAGTCTTCAACTGTTCCAGTGCTTCGGTGTGCTTGGTTGCGGCACCACCGATCCGTTCAGCCTGCCACTTTGCCAACTCGGCAGCTTGCGACTTGGTAAGCCCCAGCTTGTGCGCCATGCCAGCATAATCTTTGACTTCATCCTCACTCCAAAGCTTTTCATCCAGACCTTCAGGCTTTGCTAACTCGTATCCATCGGGGGTTTCCGGTCGGCCCAGACGATTATAGTAAGAATCCCACTCTTCTTTTGTTGAGTGGTCGGAAGGTATTGCGACCTTGTTTGAGTTGCCAATTTGGCGTTCAAGATTCGCATAGCTCTTTGCGAGTGCTTGGACGGAGGTGAACTTCTTGCCAAGATTGGGGTATTCCGCCGCCCATTCAGGCTTAACGAAATTGCCCTTTTCATCCATGAAAGCACGAAAGTCATTGCTTGGTGGAGGCGATCCAGCACCGGCACCACCAGTGCCATCACCGGAACCAGTGCCGTCACCAGCACCATCATCGCCACCATCACCGGAACCACCAGCCCCGCCATCCCCACCAGCACCAGCACCAACCACACCCAGCGTGAACGGCGCGAATAATACCCAAATGAGGGAAAATATATCATGCTTCATGGTTATTAGTCCCTATGGGTTTTGCGGCCAGCATAACGCTTTTCCGCGTCTTCAGGATAATTCTCCAAGAGCCAATCCACAAAGTCAGGCGTCTTGTCACCACCTTCACCAAAGGGAGGAGCACCGGCATACCGCTTGGATTTGATTGGATCAACCGGCACATCCATGGTTCGCCCAGGAGGCAACGGCTGACCGGCAGCAATGAAATCGAGCAACGAGGGCTTGCCCTTGCTTGTAGACTCAGGAGCTTCACCATCGCCACCCAGCAGGCCGGCAGTCTGCAAAAGCTTCTTGGCCGCCTGTATCTCAGCCACTGACGGTTTGCCAGACTTCACCGCCTCCCCTTGCTTCGCTACCTTGCCCACGGTAAAACCTTGCGTCTTGATCCACCGCACCACCGGAGCACGGAACTTTGCGCAGTCGGGCAAGAAATCCAACTTGCCGGTTTCTCTGTCGTATTCCGCAATGGGAGTCTCACCGCGGAGTATTTGGGTTAGGACTAAACTATATTCGTTCATTGTATTGCCTTTGTTTCCTTTTTTTCAGTTGTGACAATCGGTGTGATCATCGCTAAAATGTGCCGCACTGGTTCCTTCATGCCCTCGGTCAAGAACACGTCTTCAGGTCGTGTGCCGAACCGAGCACTTGGCCGTTCAATGTCGCCTTGCCAGCCGAATTGTTGCTTCAGGTCGGCCAGCACCAGCTTGCCGCTCTCAGAATTAAAGACCTTGCCGTATTCAATGCGCAATTGCGCTTGGCGTAGTCTCAGCCGTTCCGACCGCTCATCAGACGTTTCTTGATTCTTTTCGCTCATCCAATTGCACCAGCCATGGCCCCGGCAGCAGCATCCTGCGCCTTGGGTCCAAGGTTCTTGGCAGTCTCACTTGCAGTCTTGGCAGTCTCAGCCGCTTGCTGGGCCGTAGCTGCCTTTTGCATGTTCTCAATCATCGTGTCCACGTCTTCATCTGTCCGCATCCAATCAGCAGACGTGCCCCGATTGCGAGCAACATCACGGAACGCCTTACGCCAGTCCACGACCATTGCCACCGATTGATCGAACGGAACCATTGCTTCAGTGATTTTCAGCAACTCCATCAATGAATTGTTCTGTGCCGCCTTGATTGCCAGGGCGATCTTGGAAACATAGCTGATTTCGTAATCCCCGCCTTCAGCCAGTTCCATTGGAGGTGTTTCAAACTCCCCATTGCGCAGCATCATCGCAAACACCCGTTCAAGCAATGGATTCAACTTCTCTTGCACCAGCCGTGCAAAGATAGGCGAGAACAACACCAGCTTCTCTTGAATCATCTGCGCTACCTCAAATGCCGTCTTTTCCCGCTTCATTTCCTGCGAACTTGAAAGCATCTGGAACATATCGGCAAAGAAAGCCGACCGGATCCGCCGCCGCTTCTGTTCCGTCTTTTGTTCACCGTAATCAATACGAGACGTTTCCTGAATGCGTTCAGGCTTGTTAGCCGGATTGCTCGCATCCCAATAGGTAATGCCATTAGGCCGGTTGTCGGGACGATACGCGGAATCATCCGGCATCAACCATCCCGGCCCCACATGCCTTTCAGTCGCCAAGAGCAAATCCATTTCCATCCGGTTTAGCATCTTCACTTCTGGCAGAATCTGGATACCAGGCCCACGCCCCCACACTTCATTGCGTGTGCGCAATAGCCGCCCCACCGCATGTGGCATTTCATAGAAGCCGCCTTCTTCAATTACACAGCGTTCTTCCCGACACACATACACGGAAGCGATTGGCCGCAACTTGCCTTCCACTTCCCCCTCTTTGAACTCACCCTTCTTGCGCGGATACACCGCATGGAGAAACGTGAACTTCTGATCCATGTCCTTGCTGTTACTGGAACTCAGCAAGGTTCTGATCTTTTCCGGCAGCTTGTCCCGGCCCCACTGTCCTTCCGCTTGGTGGGCTGTCCACTTCCATTCCCGTATTACCGTATCCACCATGCCTTCGCTGTTCTCAGCAATCGCATAGGTGCCAATGGGTATGTTGCAGAAATTCAACAGATTCTTCTTACCCTCTTCCAAGTAGGTTGCCGACGTGCCGCAAAGACCGGCATCAAGAAAGTCTTCATGCAGCACCAAGTAAAAGTTGCTTGAATAAATCTTCTTGGCCGCTCGCGCCGTTGCGTCATCAAACCACGCCTTGACCGTTTCACTGGCATCTTCATCCGATGACTCATAGCGAAACCACAGTTCCCCAGGAGGCGTCAATTGCGACAGCATACCGGCAGCGAACACCAACAGTGATTCTTCCGCCGTGCTATCGTAAACATCAATGGTCTGGGTTTCACCCGGCATTGCCTCAGTATTGATATTGCCCTTGTGGGGCATCACGTAATTGGCCGCATCATCCCACAGATTCTTCCAATTAGTCATGCCCGTGTTCAACGAGTCATGCCGTGACAGTATGGATTCTGCTAGGTTGTCCATGTTATTCCCCAAGTAAAGTTTTACCCACGTTGTTCTCGTTGGGTTGATACCCGCCAGTCTCGCCAGCTAGGATTGTGGCCTGCATACCGCGCTTCTTCTGCGCTTGCCGACGCGCATCCCGCTTTGCTTGCACAATCTCAGTTGAAGTATCCGTGGGAGGTGGTGCCGCAGCCGCCACCGGAGCCGGAGCCGCAGCAGACCCGCCGCCGCCGCCCATCTTGAATAGAAACGTGTATTTCAATATGCCACACCGCAGAAATGGTAAATGTCTCATGTTTTGCCCCCCTTAGTTAGACGTTCTATCTTTTCTATCGGCCAAATTTGCAAGTCTTTACCGCCATCCCGGTCCCTATGCCATGCCAGCAACGGTAGTTTCCATGGCAGAATTGACCACGCAGCGACCATATCACCAGCCATTGCAGCTATATACCAGCAATCCCCTTTCGCCCTGAATGCAGCCATTGGTTCCACCTTCCGCACCAAATCACTGTCCACCGCAAATCCCATGATGAAGAAACTCGGTGTGCTGAACACAAAGCCGTGATCCATATGCCAATTCAGATACCATTCAAACGTATGCGATTCAGGCCGATCCTGATACTCTTTCCGTATGCGTGCAACGGGAGTCATAGCCGCATACCTGACATTGCGGTTTGCCGATGCTTCACCCGGCTGCGCATGCTCTCAACATCAATTGGAACCCGCGGATCATCAATCATCACATCACGCAGCTTGCGGGCAGGCTCTTTCACCAGCCCCAGAACCAAAGCTTCTGCAAAGGATCTGATGCCGTCACAATCATGCGATGCCCAATCATGCACCGGCTCCTTGCTGATCGTCCCGCCCGAAGTTGTATCCTTGGTGTGATAGGCTTCCAGCGACTCCACCCCGACCGAACACTCAGGCAACCGAATCCATGCACGCATCAGCATGTCCCGCGTTGCATTGATACCGCTCCAAATGTTGTTTGATCGTGGCACCATCACCAAATTGTTCAAACCGGCCTTCTTTAGCTCCCCCTTGTAAGTAGTGCCTGAAGCCGCATTGTGTGAATCTGCGTCATGCGGTAGGTAGGTTGCCGCTACCGGAATACTGCTGTCCCGCATCAATTGAACCATGTCAGCCGCCGTCTTCTGTCTTTGCCTTGTGTGCCAGATAATCCGCACTTCAGGTCCGGACAATTGAAACATCCAAACGCTTGTCGAGTCATCCCACCCCAGGTCAAACGAGGCGAACACCGGCAAAGCGCGATCCCACTCAAACGGAGCCACCCGACCCTTGGCCCGCAGTGTGCTGATTATGTCGCCATAGATTGCCCCCTCGACAGGCGCACGAAATGCCTCTTCCGGAGTGCTGGGATACTCACGGAACATGAAAATGCCCTGTTCAGCCGCCGTTTTGGAATACCACAGCTTTTGACCCTCAGTAAACGTCACCCCTAGCTCTGCCTCTAACTTGACAAAATAAGCCCGTATTGCGTCTGGAATCGCCTTTCCGTCGCCTTCCAGCGTGTAACCCTTATCCAGATACCAAGGAAAGAACCAAAACCTGAAGTCTTTCTTGGTCCGATGTTGCGCCGGCGTCTGCATGGCCGTCTTTAGCAACTCGTAAAGATGACCACCCTTGCCGCCCTTGAAAGTTGTCTCGACAATGATTATGCCATTTTCAGCCGTGGGCAGGGCACCCGTCTTGATTTCCTCAGAGCGTTTTGGATCCTCGTGGGCAATCGGCCCCCACTCTGACACATGCAAAATCTGATTCGTGCCACCGCGTGCATTCTTGCCGGCATTGATCGAAGAGCCATTACTGAACCGCATCACCTTTTTGCTGTTCTCCACCAAATGTTCCTTCAACGGCCCCAGCTTCTCATAGGCAAACTTACATTTGTTTGTCAGTTTCTCAGAAGCATCCAACTGACTGCGATCCACAATGGATGCCTGCATGTTCTCATCAAAATAGGTCGCATCCAGAATCAGCAGTTCAATCAACGTGCTTAAGCCCATTTGCCGTGCCTTCAGAATTACATGCCGCTTCTCCCCCAGGACATGCACCGCATGAATCAATGCCTTCTGTTCGTCGGTGGGCACAAATGGCCGCTCCACCCCAAACTTGTCCACTATCGTGTAAAGGTTGTTCAGTCGCCAAACTGGATCACTCAGCTTTTCCAGCAGTTCTTCTTTCTCCGCGTCATTGATCGTGTCCTTCATTTCTGCTTCTTCCGCACCATGGCCAGCAGTTCAGCCAGCCCGAACACCTGCACCTCTTGCGGTGCATTGTCACCCGTCATCACGTTGTCCACCTCGATTGCCTTGATCCGCTTTCCCCAATCCAGATTCTTTTGGCGTGCCGCTTTCGCCAGCAACAGCCGCTTTTCCAGACGATCCAGCGCACGCTTATCCGCCAATTCAGACTTCAACTTTTTAATGTGTGCCTGCACCGCTGGCCTCTTGAGCAACAAACAAGCTTTGACTGCGCACACCCGGTTTTTCGCCTTGCTGTCATAGGCTTGGCGGTAGGCTTCACCATGAAGCATACCATCCGCAATGTTTTCAGCAAACTTCTCCCAATTAGGGAGCAGTTCACCCGAAATACGAGGATTTGTCATACGGATCATATCTATCGGGCCTGGCTAACACGCTATTTTCCAGTGGGCTTGGCGTTCCATTCCCACCGCTTAGTTCCGTGTTGCTCAGTGCCGTGCTAATTGTCCTTTGGTTTTCTGCGATTTCCTTCCGTCTCACCGTCTTCAGTGCTCCAGATACAGGCTGATAGCCTTTCTTGTGACGTGCAAAGTTGTTTGGCAT